TCTCTCATAGTCTTAATATATCCCATACTAACTCACTCCTCATATTGGCTCACAATGTTGTGAATATCGCCCCAAGACATGTCTGCTACATCAAAGTTCGGCACATCTACTGTTTGAGCCTTAGCAATCGTTTCCGACTGTTCTGTTAGGCTCTTGCGGAGAGAAGCGAACTCCTCTCTAAGTGTTTCTACCTCGTTCTTTGCGTCATACTCGTTTCGTGCTACAGAAGACTTACGAACAGATTGCTCTGATGTAAACCTATCACTAAATCGTGCTTTAAGAGAGTCATACGCCATCTTTTCCAACTGTTCAGCCTTAAAAGCGCCGTATGCCTTCTCCACATTCTCAACAGACAAATCAAGTGTAGAGAAGTCTTCGTTAGTCCACTCCTTATACAATTGACCAACTTGGCCTGCTTGTGAGTGTTTCTTCCCTGCGGACAAATCCTCACCATATCCATGCTCTACCGGACCTTCTGGCCCTGTTCGCATTTTCTGCTCTTCATCGCCGCTATAATCAGACTCTTCTACTTCATCTTCCGATTCATCCGCATCCATGAAATTTGCTTCCATATCTGATGCCGGTGCTTCTTCTTCAGCAGAGTCGTCTAACGACTCATCTACGGGGTAGTCTCCTGCCCCTTCCTTCTTTAGGTCATTAACTTCCTTCATCAGGTTGTTAAGTTCCTGCAATGTTTTTTCCAACTTCTCGGTCATATCATTATCCTCCTTTAGAATGTCAAATTTCGCTTCTGGGTTAATACCTTTCTCACAAATCGTGACTTCATGGAGTTCTAATTTATCAATCTCGTTATACTTGCCAATACTTTTATCGGACTTTTCTCGCTTTGATAATGCTTGTCCACCTATACTAAATGAACGAAGGGTTCCTTTTCTAATCCCTCTTGAAATTTCTTTTGCTTTTTCTATGTCGTCTCTCAGTTTAATAACCACATAAAAGCCAACATCGTCTACTTGAGTCTTATGAAGAGTACCGTTTTTATCTCGGTATTTCTCTATTACATCTCCCACTTGAACATTTGAATGATTAGACATTACATTTCTGTATTTCTTGACTTCCATGTATTTCTTAACTGCTTCATTAAGTGCGTCTAAAGTAATAAGGTCATTTTGCTTGTCTACTATTTCGATTGAAGCATATCCACCAATAACTAATTCATCTGATTTGAGAATATCAAAGGTTCCTTCTGTATCATGCTTAAGCATAACCTCTTGCGACACAACTACACTTCCTGTATGCACTATATCAAGTCAGCGTCATTAAGCAAATTTCATGGTTAACTTTTTATGACTATCTTCCGATATATCCCACAAACCTTTGTCTTCGCTTGAATCAAGCATTTCCTGTTTGAAGCCTGTCCAAACCAGCCATTTATCTTGTTCCTTTACAGGAACTACTCTAAAGTGTAGTCTAGTCTCAAATTTATCTCCATTGATTCTATACTCATGATAACCATCCTTTTGCACACCCAACTCTATTTTACCCTTATCCAATAATTTCTTGGAGTTAGTTTTGGTTGTAATTTCTGCTGGGAATTTACCTGCCTTACCGAATAGATTGTATATATCCTCAGTATCTTGAATATCAATTGTCCACGCAAATGTCTCATCTTTGTAATTTATAATTAAATCTAGGTTATCATCTTTTCTAACAACTAATTTGAAGGTTCCCATTTTAGTGTCTTCTTTATCTTTAGTGAGTTTATCTCTATTAGCAACATACTTGTTACCTGGTTCCCTAATAAAATCATCATAATCATTCATCCATGACCCTAATTTATTCACATCATTAGACCATATCTTCTCTGTCAATTCTGGGATAGACTTTCTACAGAACTCAAATATCTCCTTCACAGTCAATGGTTTATCTTCTTCCATTAAGTGACCTTTAATAGCCATTCTAGCATCAGAAGTTTTGGATTTCATTATCTCTGTTAATTGCTCCTTCCACATATCAATATCTACTAAGGCATTCTTTGCCATCAAAGAGTCTCCTTCAAAGCCATAGATAGTGAAGCCCTCAAAGTCTGATTTGGCTATAATATCTGCAGTTCCATGAACACCATCAGTAATGGTGTATTTAATGAGAGCATCTTGCACATCATATTTCAATGACTTTCTCCCTTCTTTTGCTAGTAAATCTAAGGTGATTAATTTCTCTGGTGATTCTACTTCTGGTATCTCTATCACCTTTGCAGAATAAAGACTGTAGCCTTTACCTTTCCTTTTCACTTCATCTACTTTGACTCTAATGATGGAACCTATTTCTACAGCCTCTTTGGTGTTCAAAGCTTTTCCTACAGGAAGATAGGTTTTTCCTTCATGTTCTTGTCCTTTGTGTTCTCTAGCCTCTTCTCCTGTTAATGGGCCTACACCCACCTTATATGAATACAGATTGGATTTAGTCTTTCTCTTGTCCAACACAATAACATCTAAGTCTACATATTTCTTCCATTTAATCCACTTTGGGTTCTTCTTGGAACCAATGTAATAAGTCGAAGTTAAATCCTTAATGACTACTCCTTCGGCAGTTTTAGATTCCATGATACTATCCGCATACTTTTCTACTTCCTTAAGAGAATCAGCAATTCTAGTGTTCTTTTTGGAAGGGAAATTTAGTAGGTCTGATGAGCCTGGAGAAAGTTGATAGAATAGAATATTGATTCTCTCCTGTAATGGGGAGTCTAATAGTGACTTCCCATCGTGATTCATAATATCAAATATTCTCGCTTTTAATTCAGCGTCTTGATATTTGTTTTTGAATAGGTGGGCTATAGTATCTGCCCTGTGTAATGGCTCATTCTTATCATATAAAATCAATTCAGCATCTAGAATCATATCTCCAAAACGCTTCTGTTTTAGTTTCTCAACAATATCCTTACACTTATCTGTAATATCTTTCTCATTGTAAGTGTATACCTTCACCTTTTTATTTGACTTATGAAGTTGTATTCTAATACCATCGAACTTCTCTTGGACTAACCATTCTCCACTGAACCCTTTTAATTCTTTAATATCATCAATTTCAAATATCCGATACATTGGTTTGTTCGGCACGATGAAATCTATCTTAGCCTTTTCATCTTCAGACTTCACATCAGGTTTATTCCCTATGGGCATCTTAGTTTTTTTTAACTGTATAGCCACTAATTCATCCCAATCTTTCTCGGTATGTTCCTCTAGGAATACTTTACGCAATAAGTTGAATGCTCCCTTAAACTTACTTTTAACTCTAGAAGTATCAACATCGTCACCATAATGTTCAATGATGTATAATGGTATGTCTTCTGTTTCCAAGTCTAAACCCTTAGCCCCATCAGTAAGTAGGTCGGGCTTTAGGTCGTGAGCCTCCCATGAGGACTCCTTAATGCTATGCGCGTGTGCGCGTATTGCATAGTGTATGAACATAGAATATAGAGAGGGTTCCTTCATCAAATTTGCTACAACTTTATCACCCATTTGTTTTGCAAAGGGGTCATTTATCTCCTTTGACTTGTAGCGCATTGATTTGATTGAATGATACAATCTCTCCGCAGCATTGGATTCGGGGTTATCTACCTCCTTATTGAAAACATTATCCTCATCAACATAATCCTTCAATGCTGATGAGAAATCACCTAAATCATCAAAGTCATCTCTAATCTTCCTAACTGCTTCTTTCCATGCTTTAGCATATTCTTTGGGGTCTTCTTTGGCCGACAGATACTTATAACGAATGTCTTCATAAAAATCAAGAACACGCTTCGTCATCGCGTCATCTTTACCTAAGAATGCCCCAATCATTACCATTTCAAATCCTCTGATAATTATGCCCATGTGACTTAAATTGGTGATAGTGGGCTTCACATACCTTTGATATACACTCTGGTCTTTGTACCTTAAACTCTTTCTGTGCTGCTGCATCCAATATTATATGATGGCCCCTACATCTATATTTTGCATCCTTAGAACAAAAATCGCATTCATCCTTGCCGCCACCCATAGAAGGCTCAAATCCATGCGGTGGCTTTGCAGGTTCCTGAATTACCTCTTGAGCAGGAGGCACAGGTCGGTCCATTTGTAAAGTCATACAATCACTCTTTTCCTATTGGGTCTCTAATATGGGCCTTCTCTGAATCGCTGCCCTTAGCATCTTTAACCTTCTCAGCCTTGGGTTTAGTTGCCTTAACCTCTTTACCTGACAAATCATCTCCATCATAGAAATCATCTTTGTTTCCTAATATTTCAATTGCTTTCTCAGCAGCCTCCTTCATTAAAGTCGCCATGCGCTCTTCTTTCGTTACCTTTTCTACCATCAATAACCACCTTCTATTCTCGATACCATCTCATTAATATCATTCCATTCCATCTTTGCTATGTTGTCTGACTCAATTGCTGACTCACCAACAGACATACTCGGTGTCGGTGTATTAACTACAACCAAACCCGATTTCATTAATAGGTTGTCCTTATCATAGACAGCCTTTTCCAAGTTCTCCACCTTGTTAACTAACTCCTTAAGAAGCAGTAACAATTCGCTTTGTTCACTCATCTTTTTCATCTCCTAAATCACCCTTACTCTTTGGATATACCATCGCTCGTAATTGACGATATAGAATCTCATAATCTTTCCTGAGTTCCGATGCCTTAGCAACCATACTCAGGTTTTTCTCCTCTAATTTACCAAACTTTTTCTTCATGGATTTTTCCATGCCAAGGTCTTTCAATTCATCCAATAAGTCTCCTAACTTGGTAAAATCTTGTCCCATGTATTCTGTTGGTTGGGTGGATTGTAATATCTTCTTCACCCTCTTCTTCTTCTTTGGCGTTGCTTTATCTAATAGCGGGCTATCCGCCTTTCTTAATATATCTTCCCATGTCATTCTTCTTCCTCCAAATTTAATTCTTTGCTGAATTTCTCTTCCATATCTTCTAGGTCTTGTGATATTTGTCTGAGTTTTTTCCTTGAAGCATCAGTAGGCAATCCAGCCTGTTCTGATTCATTGATTTCAGCCTCTAATTGTGGTATAAATATTTTCATTCTATTATACATTTGAATCAACATATTGGGGTCACTACCCCTACCATGCTTCAATGGTGGTTTCTCTGAAAATTGTGGACTAAGCCTTCCTCCCAGCATTTCATGTGTCTCCTTGAAATCTGGTTTCTTCACGGGTTCAGCGGTTTGATTTGACTCTAACTTTCGAGCGGCATCATCTGCATAGCGATTGTAATTATAAGTTCTCTCAAATTCTGCATAGGTAGCATTTACTTCATCAAACCTGGAATTGTCAAGTTGTACACTATGTTTATTTTCCTCAACGATAATTTTCAATCGCTCTCTTGCAGTTTGAATCCTTTCTATATCCTTCATTATCTCTAATGCTTTCATTACATAGTTTATGATTTCTTCTTGTTCATAGTCTTCATGGGTTATGTTATTCCTTCTAGTTTCTGATTCTGCATTATACTGCTCTCTAATATTTGATTCAATATCTTCCCATGAAAACTCTTCACCATCCAAATTGAAATCGTCTAAATATTCATCCCAGTCATCTATGCTTTTATTTAACCAAGAGTCAAGTCTA